CCTGATTCGTTCGATGTCACATCACCTTTTTATAGTGCGTCTTATCCTCACGAGCCACTTTAACAAAAGCACCTTTTCGCTCGCGCTATCGCGCTCGCGTGTGGGGCCGGAACGCGCGGGTAATATTAAAGTTCCGCGCGCTCGCCCCACACGTGTCAGCAGGCCATTCGGCCCGCAATTCTATTTAAGACTCATGAGTCTTTGGCTCACTGGCTCACTGCGCAGGTAAGATAGAAAGTTTTGCAGTACGGACAATGAGCCAAAATATGCCTTCTACATCCAAACAAACTCAAAACACCTTCCGCCTTCAAACTAAATATGTATTCCTTACTTATCCACGCAGCAGCTCTAATGCCGAAAATCTCAGAGATTTTCTCTGGGATAAATTGTCACGTTTTCTTATTTACTTCATTGCTATTGCTACTGAACTGCACCAAGATGGTACTCCCCATCTTCACTGTCTTATACAACTTGACAAGAGATGCCACATACGTGACCCTTCTTTTTTTGATTTTCAAGGAAACCACCCTAATATCCAACCAGCTAAGGACTCTCAACAAGTCCTTGACTACATCTCTAAGGATGGAAACGTCATCACCAGAGGAGATTTCAGAAAACACAGAGTGTCTCCATCCAAAAATGATGAACGATGGCGAATTATCATCCAGACTGCAACTTCTAAAGAAGAGTATCTTGGGATGATAAGGGACCAGTTCCCTCATGAATGGGCCACAAAGCTTCAATGGTTGGAATACAGTGCCGAAAAATTATTTCCAACTATTGAACCTCCCTATACAAGCCCTTTCTCACCCGTAGATCTTCAGTGCCACGAAGAGCTCACACAATGGCTAAACACAGACCTATATGTGGTAAGCGTAGACGCTTACACTCTAATTCATCCTGATATTGATAACCACACAGCTACTGAAAATCTAAATTGGATGGATGATTATACCAGGAACCAGAACGTCTACAACACAGACGACGATCCCTCTACATCTGTGGACCAACAAGAACCGGAAAGACCTCCTGGGCAAGAAGCCTCGGAAGGCATAACTACTTCAACGGCGGGRTCGACTTCACAACATACGACGACAACGCCACCTACAACATCGTTGACGACATCCCCTTCAAATTCTGCCCAAACTGGAAGCAGTTAGTAGGTTCACAGAGGGACTTCACTGTGAACCCTAAATATGGGAAAAAAAGAAGGATAAAGGGTGGCGTTCCATGTATTATAATTGTCAATAACGACGACGACTGGTTACGCGATATGTCTCCACATCAGAAGGAATATTTCGATTCTAATTGTTTAGTCCATCATATGTCTGATTCAGAGACTTTTATTGCTCAGGTTGCGTCGAGTCACTAAACGTGCCTCTCCTTCAAACTGAGAGTCCACATAGTGTATTGTTTTTGGGTGTGTTTTATGTTTTTCATGGTTGTTGTATTTTTGTTGTGTAATGTATAAGTTGTAATTTTTCTTAGGATTCAAACAATATATGATATCATAATAAAATCTTTTTTATTGATTTCCAACGGACTTGAAATACACTCGGAAATATCCATTTACATATACATCAGATTTCTGAGAAGGGGCACAACATATGTACAGAGCCCCTTCTTTTATGTCACCTACATCACCAGTAGAACTGTTCTTCCACTCCGTTGTAACTCCCAATCTCTTGAAAAATTTGTTGACAAACTTCACCTGGTTGCACGGACCAGGACCATAATAACTCGAACTCTGCGCCTTAGCTGGGTCTATACCGTTGCTCTCAATCATGACTGTCCACGTCTTCTTGACCACAAAGCGATGGCAAGCTGCCCTTGAAACTGTCCACACCTTAGGGTTGTTAGGAAACAGAGCTGGACCTTCAAAAATATCCCCTGTACTGGGAACACTTGAACCAGGTGATTTGTCGTACACCAACCAAAACGTAAAAGGACACCTGAACACCTTAGGGTAATGAGAGGAGTCCAAGTACACACTGTTCTTGCACATAATCTTGTACAAGATAGTCTTGTTGGTGTGTCTACAATTGTCGTTGGCACCCTGTGGAAAATTACTTAATAGATAGGCCGCACCACCAGCAGAAAACTTAACACCAGCACCAGTACTAGTCCAGGTGAAAGTAGCCACCTGCAACGACTCTCGTCTATTGGGAATAGACCTTGATGGAGCGTTGACCAGCCTCTCAAGCTCCCGTTGGGAATTCACACCTAGGGCATCATAAACCCTAGAATTCCTTCCTCGCCTCCTCCTGTACACGTTTCCTTTAAAGGGTCCCGGCATCCTGACGCGGTTGAGAACCCGGTCTAGCAGGGGTATTACCAAACCCTATCTCAGTTGTCGTTCTCTGTTTTTTAGCTTTTAGCAGTAGAATCAAATCTTTTAAAAATAAAACATAAGAAAGATAAATGATTCCCACTGCGAACAGTATTATGATAAGAGCAACGACAACTTTAGAGAAAACGTGCTCCCCAGAATCACCTGTTTTAGCAGGAAATTGAGAGTCTCCCGCTTCAACAGGGGTATAAGAGTAATTTAACTCAGAGGGAAATACTTGGTATTTGGAGGGAAACAT